GTTCCGCTTCCAGCTTTTTCATTTCCTCAAAAGCAATATTGCATTCATCCCAAATATCTTGCGAACATTTATCACATTCATCATGCTGCCCATTATCCATCCCGAAATTGTACTTAAATGGACATTCTCCTTCAGTGCCTTCTTCCACCAGATCACCCTCAGTGGCCTCTTGGGTCTCACCAAACGGCACGTCTTCATCAATCGTGTCACTACCACCAAGTGGAGTATCCCAATAGCTTTCATACAAGTCATGGTATGATGGGATTTCAAGGAAGTCTTCAAGATAAAATGCAACAGCAAGCTCTTCATCTGTAATAACATAATCACGATCCACAAACTTAAATCCACCAAAACTTGCATAATCATCACTTGATTTTGGTGGTGATATCTTAAAGGATATGGTCTTACCTTCTTCAGGGTCCGGGTCCGAAAAGTAAACATAGGCTTCTGGAAGTTCAGAGCCAGGCCGTGTTGGGATTTTAGCTATTGCCAGAAGATTTTCTTCAAAGTAAAAATCCGCAACATCCAATACCTGAATGCCAAGTTGCTCTTGTTTGAGATCACTTCTGATAATTACATTATAAAGACTTCGGTTTTTAGGAAAGAGGACCTTCCATACATCCTTTGCCGCACCTTCTTTAATGAGCTTTCGTCTATGTTCACAGATGGGGCATCTCATTCTCTCATGGGGTGCCCAGCTTAAGGACCATACTTCAGGGCATATATATTCAAGTGCCCTTGGGCCTACATCCTTATGAATAGAAAATCCAACTCGATAGGCCACCTTTCCTTTTTCTGCGGTAGGATGAGTGTCTCTTGCAATGACATCCACAATATCAAGTAGATAATCCCCACCTCGGTTATAATTCAATGATGCTAATGGTATTTCAGTGTCATGCTTGAAATAACCACGTCTTGTTGAACCACCTTGTGCCCTTGTTTCAGATTGTTTTACCTGACTTTGAAATCCAGACCTTGCCTCTTTGTCTCTACGTCTACCACCACTACGCTTTGGCATTTTCACCTCCTCTTAGATTTAAGTATATGCCTTTATTATTTACTTCGTTCTCTTCGTTTTCTGGTTATTGCTTCCTGAAGTTCCTTTGATTTTATTTCACGTGCTTGTTCCACCCCCTCTCGTGCTAACGGACTTTCCGTGGTTGGAGTCGCAAAATAATTATCAGCCCAGAGCTTTACTTCGTTTTCGAGAGAACTCTTTCTAGAAGATACAGCTTCCCTCCCTACCTTTAATACGTTAACATGATGAACTGTCTCCTGATATTTATGCAAGGCTTCAACACATTCTTCATTTCGTGCAACTGCGGCTGCAATTTCAGATTCGGTGCCTTTTACAAGCCCATATTCCCCTGGGCTTTGTCTAATTGCAGCCTCTACATTAGACTTTGTAAGGTCCATCTGTTCCTTGGCCTTCTCACGTTCATACTCTGCAGTAGCTACCTTCATACCCCATTTCTCAACTAACGCAGGTTGAATAGCCAACTCAATATGCAAATTATAAAGATCAATCTGCTTATCATCATGAATAGTAGAATCCACAATACTCTTTAATGCCTTGGCTACTTCTTCTCGTGCATTATACATATTTATTTATCCTTATATACTCCTATCTGTAGTATGAATTGAGCAACTATTTGACCAAAAAAACCAACACCTATAATCCACCACCATGATCTTGGCTCAAGACCCCAACCTTTAATCAGAACCAACACCGAAAGCACCACCGCAGTAATTAACCCAAACAAAGCAAGCAAAAAACCCTTAAGCGTCTCCATTACATCCCTCCTTGTTTTTATCCTTCTACTATTTTATTATCTTCTATTTTATTATGCCCTTCCTTCAAATAAGGAACGAGCTTAACATAATACAGGTCCCTAACATATTCATATTGTTCCTTGCTCCATTCATCACCACAATTCGGACACTTAAACTCGGGGGGAAGTCCAATAATTTCAAACATATCTTGTTCAACAGATGAATTCCCAAAGGGCCGTTTGCAATCAAGCCCAACACTCCCAAATTCACAACTTTTATCTACAATTAAATTCTCAAAAAAGGCGTCAGCCAATCTCGCTAAATCTTTATTAATGTCTCTTTCCATTTTCATTTTCCTATTAGATTTCGTCTACCAGTTTATCGGTTACTTCAAACGGCTCACCATTAACCCCTGCCTGGTACGCTTTTTTCATTAAATCGGTAATCTTCCAGCAATCATTAAAGTTACGGTATAAGTTTGCATCTTCAGGCTCACCGTCGTAAACAGAAAATTCTTTCTTCCCATCAATTTTTATAACCAGAATATTGCAATAGTCTCTTTTTTCTACAGCCTCTTCAGTCAACGATAACATTTCTATCTTCATGTTCAATCCTTTCTATTTTCTCCATTGTCTCAATTTTATTATACACTATTTTTAACCTTTTTCTATCAGTTCCCGATTCTTTCAAGTACTCGATATGCTGCCAATACAATCCCGGCCTTACCCCCATCCTTAGCATCCAGAAATTCCTCTATTATCTCTGCAGCTTGTGGAGAATCCCTGTTTAAAAGAAAACCAGCCATCCAACCAAGTACCCCCAACCGGATACTTTCGGGTTCCAATTTAATATTCTTCATTGTCTTTGTGATTTTAAGCCAATCCTTAATTTTAAACTCAAGCAATTGTTTACACAAATCACGAATTTCAAAATCCTCAGAAGGGGTTGCCTCAATCGCTTCAATAAGGGCATCATTATCACCTATGTCAATCACAGAATCAAGGATCATCAACGCCTTACGCGGTATTCCCTCAGATGCAAATATAATCTTTTTAATTGCTTCTTCTGGAAATTCATCGACACCTTCTTCTTTAAGAACATGCTTAACCAATGTTCTTATTTCGGTACTGGTTAATGTAGTTACACGAGCCGTAAGTCCACGTTGATTATTTCTAATAGCAGGTAATAACTTCTCGGGTTCTGTTGTACACAAAATAAAATATGTGTTTGCAGGGGGCTCTTCCAATATCTCAAGCATAGCGTTTTGGAAATCTACGGTAGCACGATGGCATTCGTTCAGGACAAATACTCTGGAACCACCTCCCATTGGATAATACATAGAGTCATGAATGATATCACGTGCAGTATCTATACCACGCATATCAGATATATTCAATTCTCTTGTGTCAGTTGACTCAAGCTCTCTAATCATTATTCTTGCAAGACTTGTCTTGCCTGTGCCGGGAGGCCCACAAAGAATATATGTCCGAACAGCCCGTTCTTCAATCTTGAACTTAAGCATATCAACAACAGCATTATTTCCAATAAAAGTATCAAATGATTGTGGTCTGTATTTTCTTGCTAATGGAAGTTTAGTAGCCATTATTCCTCCTTGTTCAATCCCGTTTCCTCAAAATATCGTTTATCATAAGCACGAGTGATCACGCCCAAAGAAAATGGAAATAGAACCCCCACAACCATAAGCCCAAAAACATCCACCCATGTGTAAATACTCGATGATGATGTTTCACCAACATTTAAAGAGGCCATTACAAACACAAAAATACACCACGCTACCCCGGGTCCCCATGCAAATGCGATAACTACAAGCCTAATCCAATCATCCTTTTTCCATCCTCGAATTCTAAACATAACTATCTCCTTTATGATAAAGCATTCCAAAATGCCTGACGCATTTCACTATCTCTCTCTTCCTCTTCATCAGGATTACCAGATGGATTCCGAACTAATGCTTTCAACCACTCCGCTTCATCCTCATTAAGGTGAAGTATGTACGTTTTGGTTGTTTTAATAGTTCTTCTCATTCCACTTTTTCCCCCTTGTTTTTCCTCTTCTTCTTTCCACAATTTCTTTGTTTTAATAGTTCTTCTTATTTCCTTTTTTCTCCCTTGTTTTTCCTCTTCTTCTTTCCACAATTTCTTTGGACGAATCTCCTCAACTGGAGATGTTTGGCATGCTTTATCATAAATCGCGTTCCAATCTAAAATGGATGAGGAAGGTTCGTAGCAGTCACAAGAATCCCCTCGCGTCCTACATATTGAACAACTTTGTCCATTTGGCATTTTAACTACCTCCTCTGTCGTTTAAAGAACTTAAATTTCTTAGCAAAGTTAGCAATACCTTCTTTAAAAACAATAATTGTTGCAGTAATCATCATAATCCTTGAGTTCTTTAATCCTGGATATGTTGAATTCATACTGTGTTCTGTAATATTTCATAACTAACTTCTTTGCTTCTTCAAATGTTATGTTATGATAATAACCCCTCTCTTCCACAGTATCGACCTTGCGTCGGTTTTCTAACCGTTTTTCTTCCGTCATTTCTTCATGGGGTTGTATCGTAGCCGTAAATTCACCATAGACAACATCATATCCTTGTATGTTACACATGACTATCTCCTTTCCATTTTCCCTACGGTCCAACCCGTCATCTGTCAGAACCCTTTTTACGAAATTCTCCATTGTTGATTTTTAATAACAAGAAAATGAATCATCCTTAGTGCTCCTTTTTTTTATCGTAGAGGTCTCACTTCTATTTTTTCTTTCAAGCACCTCGTATTAAACCGCATTTTCTCCTCCCATTCACGAGTTACTTTTTTACGTGCTGCAAGAAATTCATCTTCGGCTATTTCTACCGAATTAAAATAAGCCACGGCCCATCCAGAATCCTCCCAAAATGAATAAAATATTTTGAGGGGGACCCAAACATCCTCAACACACATCATTATAATATATTGCCCTCTCCCTCTCGAACTAACCCATTTGGGGATAACTTTATATTTTGTTGATAACCGTATGCGTGTATCCTCATCATACCACCAAACATAAAATCTATTCATCCAACCCATGATTACCCCCCTTTCTTAATAATTAGTTAATCACATTGCGTTTTGATATTCGATCCATTTTTTTATCATAACTCCCTCATCAACTAATTTCTGTGTTGATTTACAAAAAACGTTGTAATCACATATGGCATGAACACGGTTAATCCCCCTCTGCCAAAACCAAACTATTTTTCCACAAATAAAACAATGCAAATGACCAAACATAATCACCTCCTTTGTCGTTTAAAGAACTTAAATTTCTTAGCAAAGTTAGCAATGCCTTCTTCAAAATAATTTGTATTTATACCCGATCTAAGTAGTGCTGCAGGATGTACCCCCCAACATACCCATAAACCAGGATTATCAATCCATTGTGTTGTTCCACTTAATGCCGTAATACCACCAGTCTTTCCCGTAAATGCCTTTATGCCCGTATTGCCAAACACCAATGCAAGTCTACAATCTATCAGTTTCAATTCGCTTTTGAGTTGTTCAAAACACGCCTCAATATGAGGTACTAATGGTGTTTTAGTGGTACTCGGCCAGCAATGACATACATTTGTCACCCAGAACATCTCACGTAACAACCTGTATTTTCTTAGTTCTTCCCACAACAAAACGCTAGCCCTTCCAACGAATCCTTCTCCTTCTACATCCTCGTCCCTTCCAGGGGCTTCCCCAATAATGGCTACATTAAATAATCCCTTGCTTGGGTCCACAGGTGCCGTGCATTCGTTCCTTAAAGAACACTTAAGACAGTCTTTGTATGATATACATCCATTTGTAACCGGGGCAACAATTCCTGACTTATATATTTCACCGTTCAGTATTGAAGCTAACGAGTTCTGAAACGTACCCCAGTATTTTGTTAGGTTAGGATATGCCAATAAAGGATCTATACTAACCCGGAAGTTCTTAAAGTATTTCTTTGCGTTCTCCGGGGGCACCAAGCCTTCTTCAAACGCCCCAATATCCAACAAAATTTTATCCATCTTTGTGATCTTACTAACCGTAGTAAGTTCTTTCTCAAAAAAACCTATTTGATTCTGTTGTGCGGGTTGCAATCTCTTTACTGCGTCCAACGCTGTTTTATCACCGATACCATGTACTTCAATGAAAGGAACATACAATTTCTTATCATTAACCTTCCATAAAAAAGCATCTGAGGTTCCTACCTTTGGTAATATAACAGGTAAGCCTCTCTTATAAACTTCTTCAACAATCTCTCTTTTATTGTCATCACTCCCGTATGTTAATGAAGCACAGAAGAATTCTAGTGGATAATGTGCCTTCAGGTATTGACACCAGTATCCAATTGTTGTATATTCTAAAGAATGTGCTAGATTAAAAACATACCCGCCAAATGTTTTTAAGGCATTCCATAATCCAGATGCTTGCTTTTCACTTAACGTCTTTGCTTTGATGCAACCACGTACAAACGCAGTTTCAAATGCCTGCAATTCTTCTGCACCCTTACTTTTTGAAATCACCTTCCGTATTTCATCTGCTTTTCTTAACGACATGCCTGCAACTTCATGTGCAAGCCGCATTACTTGTTCTTGATATATGATAATACCGTATGTATCTTTAGTAATGGCATCAATTAGCGGGTGAATTGATTTCCATTTTCCACTCTTTCTACGTTTAATAAATTCATCAACCATCCCAGACCTTAACGGCCCTGGTCTGTATAATGCATTAACATGAATAAGCATATCAAATGAATCTACTTTTACATCTCTACATAACTTAGATATGCCATGTGAATTAAGCTGAAAGCATCCTGTATTATCACCTCGTGCAAACGCCTTAATCGTTTCATCATCATCCAATGGAATGCTTGAAAAGTCAACCCCATTATCGTGATTTTCAATAATCAGTCTCTTGGCTTCGTTAAAAATGGATAAGATATTCAACCCCAGAATATCAAGTTTTAGCAAACCCATGTATTCAGCATCATCCTTTTCCCAGTTAATAACCGTAGCATTATTACGTACTGCAAGATTTCCTCTTGTGCCTAACTTGAGATCCTCATCTGAAATAATAATCCCCGCAGCATGTCTACCATAACTACGAATTTGACCCTCAAGTTTTTTTGAAATCTCAACTATCTTTGGGTATTTTCTTGCAAATTCTGCGCCCTCCTTGGTCATATCAATAGTTGCCTGAATTCCAGCAAGATCGTCTTTGCCCTTAACCTGATTATCCATCATACCCGTAAAGAGATTAACTTCTGGAAATGGCACTTCAAATACACGAGCTACATCCTTAACCACGGCTTTGCTTTTCATACGCATAAAAGTAGTAATACCTGCAACACGATCCTCACCATACTTACTTTTGAGATATTCTAAAACCTCGTGACGTCTTCGGTCCTCGAAATCCAGATCAATATCAGGATAGTCTATTCTGTCCGGGCTAATAAACCGTGAAAATAACAATCCATGTTTAATTGGATCAATGCTTTTATCTGTAATTCCAATAAGATTAGCCACGAGAGAACCACCAATAGAACCACGTCCTGGCCCTATAAGAATTCCACGCCCCTTACACCATGATACAAGATCATGGACTATCAGAAAATACCCTGCAAAATCCTTTGTCTTAATTACCCGAAGTTCTTCTCGAAGACGTTCATGATATTCCTGTGGAGCGTCTTTAGCAAGTGCTTCTTTACATAAACGACGAAGCACATTATGACTTGCCCCTTCTCCAACAATGGAAGGCAGAGAAACCTCGTTTCTTTTAATCCGAAAGCCGGAACATTTCTCTACAATCTCATCTACTGCATTGATGGCTTTCTCGATAGATTCTCTTGGAAGAATGCCCTGTCTTGTAAATGCCGAAATCATCTCCCGTTTAGTTCTTAAATGTAATCCATTGATGGAAAACTTCCATCTATCAGGATCATTCCATTTGGCACTACGTTGTATGGCCAGTAATACTTCTTGTGCTACTTCATCACCTTTATTGATATAATGACAATCGTTTGTTGCAACTAACTTAATTCTAGTTAATAACACCCTTTCCCATAAACGTCTATTCAGCGTTTTAGCCTCATCCATATTATGAGGCATGACCTCATAATAAAAATCTTCCCTGAGAATATTCTCAAGTTTTGTTATGAACCCAATTCCATCTTTATGCAACCGAAGAACATTACTCTGACATCCGCTTAGAACAATCAATCCTTTCAGGTGATTTAATAAAACATCATGATCTATTCTTGGTACTCTATAAAACCCGTCAAGGTTTGCAGTAGTAAGCATCTGGCATAGATTAACCCATCCTTCTTGATTCTTAACAAGTAGGGTTAAATGAGCAGGTTTTTCTGTAAACTCGGAACTATTATAACTTGGAACTATGTACATTTCACAGCCATGAATTGGAACAATACTATGTTCATCACAAGCACGTTGA